GGTGAAGATCCAGTCGAGGGAGTCTTGGTTGCCTGGGGGTGCGCCGAGCACTCGGAGGGTGAAGGTCAGGTCGAGCACCTTGTGGGTGACGGCCGTGATCGTAGGAAGTTCGACGAATACCGACAGAGGGCGTGCGTTCCTGGGGTCGGTGACGGCGGCGTAGCCGGCGTTTGTGATCTCGGTGACGATTGCCGAGCGTGCGTCGGCGAGCGGTCCAACAGCTGCCATTTCATGCCACCTGCGCCCTGTTGATGCCGAGAAGCTGGTGGATGGTGCCGAGGCTCATGGCCGGGTTGGTGGTGTCCATGGCGTCGAATGATTGGAAGCCGTCGATGGAGCCACGCTGGCGGTACAGCGATGCGGCGTAGAGGGTGGTGCCCAAGGTGACGTCGCCGGACGGGCTGGTGGACAGGTTGTCGGTGTAGCCGGCCGCACGTCGACGCCTCGAGGCGAAAGCGTTCGCAGCTGAAACACAGGAGGCAATAAAGGCTGTGTCGTTTGCGGTTGCTGCGCTGATCCCGAGAAACTCAGTGACGTTGCTCGAGGTGATCCAGGTGCACGTCGGCGTCCAGGTCAAGGTGCCGTAGATCGCCAAGTCATCTCGGGTGACATCGTCACCGGAATTGATGTACAGGATCTGATTGGGGATCAGGGTGTCGTAGTCGTACTCAAAGTCACCTTCGTCGGTGACTCCGATAAGTAGAGCCGTTGGGACGGCCACGACGGTCACAGTGCCATCGAAGCCGTCCCCGACTCCTGCGATCGTGACCTGCTGCCCGACAGTCAGGTCGGCCACGTTCGTCAAGGTCTGCACCACGGCAACGCCGTCCAGACGCATCCTGTGCGTTATGGAAAACGTTGCCATGGTGTCAGTGTCCTAGGTGGCTCAGGCTCGGCCGACGAACTTGGTCGGATCGATCATGAGGGTGGCGAAGTAGCCACGGAACTTGATGTAACGGCTAAGTGATCCGTCGGCAGCTTCGACGCTGATGGCGCCCTTGGACTGCTCGTAGATCTCAAAGCCGGTGCTGTCGCCGACGTAGAGGTTGTTTCCTCCGGCTGCGACGAGGTTCTTGTCGACGACGACCTTGAGGCCGAAGGCGGTGGCGTTGACCGATCCGGGCGTCAATGAACCGAATGCGTTCATAGGACCGACGGTAGGAAATAGGGGTCGGCCGTCCTGATCGTCGAGGGCTCCAAGGTTGCTGAAGTACAGCGGATCCATGATCAGCACGTTCGGCAGGTTGCCGTTCGAGTTGGTGAGGATCTCCTTGGCTGCGGCGTAGACGAATTCTGCCCAGTCGGCTGCAGTTGTGGCCGATGTGAGGGTGGCGGTCTGCGTGATGCCGGCCTCGAACTGTGCGCAGGCGTAGGCGTCGGTCTGGTTGGCGTAGATGCGGGCCATGTCATCAATGATTAGACCGAGCACCTCGGGCTGCGTCCAGTCCATGTCCTCCTCGGACAAACGAACGTAGCCACCGAAAACCTGCTTGGTGACCTGGTTGTCGGACACGACGAAGGTGCCCTGGTCGAGGTTGGCGTTTTCGCCGTTGCTGGCTCCGATGGTGGTGTGCGTGGTGACCTCGGGGCGACGGAAGATCTTGCCGCCGCCGGGCATTGCCTTGACACCCATGGCGTTCACGAGCGGACGCCAGTTCGGCAGGTAATTTGAGTAGACACTTCCTGTAATGGGCTCTGGCAAGATTCCGGGCGTGTCGGTCGTGACCACGTCAGGTGCAGCCGCCTTGATCTTGGCGTCGAACTCGGCGAACTCAGCACCGCCGACGAGGGCCTTGCTGATCCATTCTGCAGCTGATGGGAATGTGAACGGCTTCGCCGGCTGGGCGAACTGGATTGGCTGGGTCGGGACCGTTGCGGCCTCGACGACTTCGGGGGTTTCCACTATTTCCTCCTCGGATGTGGTTTCGGGGGTTGGATCTTCGTCGGGTGCTTCCTCGAGGGCCGAGGCTGCGACTTTCTCAATGCGAGCGGCGTCGAAGGCCGGCTCGGCCACAATCGACAACTCGGACCATTTGGCCGCTTCCACGACCATCGTGCCGTCATTGTCGAATGAGAATTTGGTGGGGACGACACCGACGCTGACGCTGTCGTATGCGCCCATGAGCAACAGGGCCATCGTGTCGTCAGCTGCGCTTGTCTGTGCGAGCTTGGCGGTGAACATCATGCCTTCGTCGGTGGAAACACGCTCGGTGACAAGGCCACGTACCTTGGCCGGATCGTGGCTCTCCAACAGACGAGGGGGGCGTCCATCTTCGGGCAACGATCCGGCCTTGAACATCACCTTAGTCCCAAGGGAGTCGGTGGTGGCGACGTTCCACGGTACGGCGAGGCCGGTAATGGACCTCGAGGGCTGACCGTCAGAGGCAGCGGCGTCGACAGTGAAGGAGCCGGAGGTCAGCGTGATCTTTTCGGACATAGCGGTCTAATTCTCCTGCATTGGGGCCGGTGCGTCCACCAGGGGTGACTCCACCAGCTCGTTGTCGCTGAGATAATCGTCGAGGTCAAATTCGATGTGTCGGCCTCGAGGGATGACGTTGTCGCCTGACAGGGTTTCTTCAATGCAATCCATGTAGGGCTTTGCGCCGAACAAGTAGAGATCCTGACGGGCCTGAAGGGCGTTTTGGTAGGTCATGCCGGAGCCGGTGGGTGCGCCGACCAGGTATGGGGGGATGTTGGCAAGGCGTGCCAGCTCGAGGGCCTGGTATTGGCGTGCTTCGACGAGCTGTAGTTTGCTTGGATCGCTGTTGAATTCTTTCCATTCAACGAAGTCGTTGAGGGCTCCGATGCTGTTGTTGCGTCGGGCTGCGCTCCATCCTGCGGCAAGTTCGCCGAGTTCTTCGGCTGTCATCGGTTCGCCGCCTCGCTGTTGGAGGTAGCCGGCTGCGATCTCGTTGGTGGAGAACCGTCGGGCGGCCTGGTCGAGTTTGTAGGCTGTGTCGACGGCCTGCTGGCCGTTGTAGATCAAGCCCATAATCGGGCTTAGGAATTGCACCACGTTTTCGTTGGGCAAGATTACGCCGTTGAATTCGACTTTGTCAGACGTGGTGTACCAGACGGGGCCAGCCTGATCAGGCGTGGTCACGTTGGACACGGGGAGCCATTGGAAGGAAGCCGGATAGCCGGTTTCGTATCTCGAGGTGATGTACCAGAAGGCTCGGCCTGTCAGGAATAGATCCGTGAAGGTGTTGGCGAGCATGAAGTTTCGGGTGACCTTCGGATCCGGCCGAGTGAACCAGGACTCGCCACGGATGTACTCCTTGGAGTACTCGCCTTCGGTCTCATCCCACACCAGCCGGTACTGCTTCAGATCCAGGCAGCCGATCATCGAGGCGATCAGGTCTCGAGCACGGGACACGGTCGGAAGGGCGAGGGCTTGCAGCTCCCGATTCGACGTGATGTACGTCATCGGCTGATTGATGCCAGATCCACCGACACCTGCGGCGGCTTTGATCTCGGCACCGAAGGCCGGCGTCGCTTTCCTGAAAATGCCCATGGGTTAGGGCAATTCTCGCAGAATGATCAGGCCGTGTTCACTAGCCTGCAGCAAAGGCAGCCTTGGTGCGAACGGCCGGCCGTGAGGCAAGTGCAGCGGCCCAAATCATGCACCGGCACAGCTCAATCGGGCCTGGCGATTTCTGTGAGCTGACAACTTGTGAGGCTTGGGTCTTGACGAGCACGGCACGCTGAACGTGCTCGGCCAAAGCGACGGAGCCGTCGTGCCACAGCTTGCCTTCGATGATCATGGATCGGACCATGGTGGTGTATCGGGCGAGCTCGCCGTAGCCGACGGTCTCGGTGCGCCGGCGTAACGGTAGGGGTGTGTGGATCTCGAGGCCGGGGGTGATCGCCAGCTGGATCTTTGGGTCGGCCATGATGCGTTCGATCTCGGCCCACATCGCATCTTCTTTTTCGACGACGAATTCGACGTGGACTTGGACGCCGTCAGGGCCCTGGGAAGCTCGGACGCCGACGTAGCGTGAGTCGTCGATGGAGCTGTCGACGGCGAGGATGCCGCCTTCGGGGATCGGGTCGGTGTGAGCTCTTGTCTCCCATAGGCCAATCGGCATCCAAGACTTAGCAGCTGACACCCACAGGTTCAGATGAGCTCGGAGGAAGGCTGAGCGGTCGCCGCCGTCGGCCTGTGCCTCGAGGGCTTCCCAGGTGATCGTGGTGCCGAGGGCTGGGTTGGCGTAAGGCCAATAGCGGCGGTCGTCGGGGTCGACGGAGGGCGGCATGGACCATTCGGCGAGGTATAGCCTGCTGGGTTTCCCTGCGTCGATTGAGTTGATCGCTTGCTCTCGGAGCCGGAGCATCGTGGCCGATGACTCGTCGCCGGCGGTAGACCACATGGACAGCAGTGGATTTTTTCGGGCGATCATGGACGGCCGGAGGGCGTCGAACACCACCGATGGGGCGATGTCCCACACCTCGTCGATCAGGATGAGGTCAAGGGTAAGGCCGTGGGTGTTGTCTCGAGCAGCTGCGACCCGAACAGTTGAGCCGTCGGGCATCGTGGTCATTTGGGAGCCGGCCGCCCATCGGCAGGTTGCGCCGTAGTGTTCCTCAAGCCATAGGGCGACCTCCCGATACATCGGCATCGATCGCTCGAGCTTGTTTGCCACCAGGAGAACGTGCTGAGGCTCCTTGCGCCGCTTCGCTTCCTCGGTCACCCACCAGGCCATCATCGATTTCAAGGCAAAGCTTTTGCCATTCTGCCGGCCAGTCGAGATCAAGGCCTCACGAAACAGGAAGTTCCCATCGTCGTCAAGGGCCAGCTGATCGCTGATTGCCCGAACCTGCCACGGCATCAGGTCAATCTTCATCCGCTGCTTCGCCCATTCGGCTTGGGCAGGACCAAGGGACCGATCCGTCGGGACCGGTGTGGCCAGTCTCGGCTCCGTCCGGCCCTCAAGGGACCGATACTCCTGCATCGGGGCAGATCCGGCTCCATCCGACCTCTCCGAGAGAATTTGGAAAT